GTTTTGCGCAATGTTGAGCTAACTGTTGAGGAGAACGAGAAGGGCTATCCTGAACTTATCATTTCCGGCCAGAGCGAAGCCTGTGATTCGGGTGATTTACCGTTCTAACCGGTGGGCGGCCTATGGCCGCCCCTTATTTATTATAGGAGGCCCCATGAAAAGTAAAGATAACAGAGTATCCTTGCTGAACTGTGACGACTCCATGATATATCTTGCCTCTGCCATTGTATATAGTGGAGTCGGATCCAAAGACGTTGAGTTTTTCCGCTCTGAATGGGCCAAAATCATTTTCAACGGATTGGGCATTGAAGCGGACCCTCTGGACTGGTATTATATGATCTTAGATAGAAAGGAGCGCAAGAAACATGGCAGTAGGCGCAGCTAAAGCGAGGGCGGCCCTTAAATACAGTGCCGAGCTGTATACCCCCTATGCCTTGGAGTCTTGGCCAGATAATCAGATGCGCAAAGAATACACTCGACTTCGCGACATTGCGCAGAAGCGTATTAAGCGCCTATCCGCGGACCCCATCAGCGGCACAAGCGACGTTTATAAAGAATTTGCCGGAGGTTTCCCAACTCTAAAGGCAATGCGAGGAGACCGCAAAGCATTGGAACAGGCGCTTGCGGATGTAGCGCGTTTTGTGCGTTCTAAAGGTTCCACAGTAGGCGGAGCCCGTGAGGAATTCAAGCAAAAATTGAAAATCGGTGGTATTGATGTAGCCGACGTGCCCGAGGATCAATATACTGCTCTGTCGGAGTGGTGGGAGATCGTGAAAGCATCGGGTGTATATTACTATCCGTCCGACCAGCCGGTTATGTACTGGCGCGAGAAAGGCGGCTACAATGTCAGTATTGACGATTTTGTAAAGTGGCAGCAAGGCGAGGTCAACTATGGTAAAGAATGGGACTACAGCGACGGCAGCAGTTCCGCCGACCTGCGTGGAGGTTTTGGCGGAGGCTTGTAATTATAACCCTGTCCCGTGGCTTATGGAGCATTTAGACCGCAAACACACAAAAGGCAAGAAACGCAAAACGAACAAGAAGCGCCTATATGTGGATATGCCGTGTGCGTTTGATATTGAGACTAGCCGAGTATGTGTTGATGCAGACGGCAACCCCCACACCATAATGTATATATGGCAGTGTCAACTCGGCTTGGATATAACCATTATTGGTAGGACGTGGGACGAATGGTCGCACTTTACAAGCATAATCAGCGATTACTTGCAAGCCAACAGCGGCCCGCAAGGTGAATGGTATTTGTGCATGTATGTGCACAACCTGGCCCACGAATTTCAATATTTGTCCGGCGTTATGGATTTTGGGCCCGGCGGTGTGTTCGCCAGTAAACCCCGCCGGGTGCTGAAATGCGACAACCGCGCAATAGAATATCGGTGCAGTATGCGGCATAGTAATTTGTCACTGGATGCATGGGGAAAACAGCTTGGAGCCCCTCATGCAAAGCTAACTGGCGCACTTGACTACTCCAAAGTCCGGTACCCCTGGACCCCGCTGTCATCCACGGAACTTGCCTACTGTATAAATGATGTGCGCTGTATTGTGGAATGCCTGTTGATCGAGATGCAGCGTGACGGCGACGACCTTTATACTTTACCACTGACCCGCACCGGATACGTCCGTCGTATGGCCCGGGAAGCAATGTACAAGTGGGGCATCAAACGGGTGAAGCGCCTTTTGCCGTCGTGGGAATTGTACCAAATGCTACGGGAGGCGTTCCGAGGTGGTGACACGCACGCTAACCGCTATTATGTGGGGTTACATTTGGAAAACGTCGGTTCCGTGGATATGTCAAGCGCGTACCCTGCCGTACAATGCGAATGTTATTTTCCTATGACTCCATTTAGGCAGGAACTGCCCACCGTAGAGCGTTTGATGCAATGTATGAGGCACGGCAAGGCGTGTCTGATGCGCTTGCAAGTGAAAGGTTTGCGTCAGCGTTTCAAGTGGTGGGGATTCCCATATATCCCCCTTGCGAAGGTTCGGCACTGTGAAGGATACATTAACGACAATGGCCGTCTGTTGTCTGCTGAACAGTTGGAGATTACCATAACCGATATAGATTTTAGAATCATTGCCAAAGAATATGACTGGGACGCCCTTAACGTTCTGGACCTATATACGTCCGATTATGGCAAACTGCCAAAGCCCTTGACGGATTGCGTAAAAGAGAGCTACACCGGCAAAACATCCCTTAAAGGTGTTCCCGGTCAAGATTTGTATTATATCAAGTCCAAGGGTGATCTCAATAGCTACTACGGCATGACCGCACAAGACCCCTTGCAGCTGGATACACTTTTTGACGAGGATGACCCCGACAATCTTTGGAGCGAATGCACCGACGACCCGGAGGGCAGTTATAACGACCACCGCCCCCACTTGTTCTTACCGTATCAATGGGGCGTATGGACAACCGCCCACACCCGCAAGCGCCTAAAAATAGCGCAATGGGCAGCCGGTAAAAATGGGGTGTACTGTGATACAGATAGTGTCAAATACCTGGGCAATATTGATTTGTCAGACTTTAACAAGGCCGTGAAAAAGCTTGCAAAAGACAACGGCGCTCGCGCTACTGACCGTAAAGGCAATGTGCACTACATGGGCGTGTATGAGCAAGAGCGTAGCTATACGGAGTTTATGACGTGGGGCGCCAAAAAGTATGCGACCACGTACACCAAAGGCGGGCCCATTACGACTACCATAGCGGGAGTTAGCAAGCGGAAAGGCGGTTTAGAGCTGGCCTTGTGGGGCGGTTTCGAGGCATTCAAGCCCGGCTTTACTTTTTGTTTGGCAGCCGGTAACCAGGTAGTGTATAATGACCGGCCCAATGTGCCCGATTTTGTGGTTGACGGGCATACGGTACACATAACAAGAAACCTGTGTATTTGTGATAATACCTATACGTTGGGAATTACCGACGAATACGCAAAGATATTAGGGTACAAGATTATGGAGGTTGTCTGATGATTAAACTATACACCGACGAAGGATGGCCGAATTTTTCCGGAAAAGATGGCATTTTGTCCACAGGGGCCCCCATTATTTTCATCTGGGGCGGGCGTGGTACCGGCAAGACTTATGGAGCATTGAAGCACGTCCACCAGACCGGCGACGAATTTCTGTATTTGCGCCGAACACCGCAGCAGGCGGAACTTATTTGCGCGTCACCCAGTATGTGGCCATGGTCACCTTTGAACGATGATTTGCAAACGCATTATGCTCCGTTTAAATTGCCTAAAATTGCTGGTCTCTATGAAGTGGGCAATGCAGGGGCCTATACCGATACAGGAAGCCCCATTAAACCGGCCAAGATGTCGGGCGTAGTGGGTAGTGTGGTAACTCTTGCTCGCACCCGTGGTTTTTCAAGCCCCCATACCAATATAATTATCTTGGACGAATACCAGAAAGAAGAGTCCGACTATTACCGGCGGGGCGAGGGTGTAGGCCTTGCCAACATTTATGAGACGGTCAACCGTAACCGCGAATTGCAAGGGCAAAAGCCCCTGACGCTGTTGTGTATGTCGAACGCTGTTGGCATGGCAAACCCATATTACATGCAATGGGAGATCACCGACACGGTGGAAAAGATGATTGGCAAAAAAGAGCGGGTCAAGCTGCTGGTTGATAAAGGTATCTTGTTGATCGACCTTGTAGACAGCCCCATAGCCAAAGAAAAAGCAAGCACCGCTTTATATCGCTCCATGAGCGGCACCGATTTTTACAGGTCAGCTATTGAAAACCAGTACAGTGCAGAGGAGAAAAGCCTGGTGGTGTCCCGGCCCTTGCGGGAATATTACCCTCTGGTGCAGGTGGGCCGGTGCTGTATCTATGAGCACAAAAGCAAACCCCTGTACTATGTGTGTCGTCACAGGTCCGGTAATATGCCGATGTACGGAACCGGAGAATTTGAGCGGAAGAGGTTTAGGGCTGCATATGGCTACATATGGCCCGCGTACTTGCAACGGCAGATAGAATTTGAGCGCTACTCAGACGAAATCTTCTTCCGTGAATATTGCGGGGCTTGACAATTTTTTCAAAACCGAATATACTAAAGATAATCCCAGGTGCCCATCGGCAGCCCCCAGAAGGGGCGGGCATGCGTCAGCCAGCGCAAGAACCTGGGATTTACTTGTATCTGTAAGGGAGGTGCACAAAATGGATGCCAATACTGTGATTCAGGCTATTTCTAATGTGGGGTTTCCTATCGCTGCTTTTCTGCTGATGTGGTATCAGTGTAATACCGTTGTCAAGGAGAACACTGCGGCTATTACCGAGATGCGGCTTGCCCTGGACGACATCAAGAAGGAGAGCTGACCATGGGTTGTTATATCATTTTTGCCCAGTCGATCACGAACGAGCGCGCGTTTTTGCTGGCTGACCTGTGCACTCGTTTGAACATCGGTTATTATAGCGACTGGGCAGACGTTGCCCACACGCGGCAGTGCTGCGCCGTGGGTCCTGTCACAAAAGGAGACAAAGACCAGGTCATCAAATGCCTGGCTCATGACACCTACGTTGTAATGGAGGCGACTAAAGTTGAAAATCAGTGAAAAAGCGGCCCTTGCTATGGCCGGATACACCAAAGCGGAGATCGAAGCTATGGAGCAGCCCGCGCCGCAGCCCGTCCCGCAGCCCGTCCCGCAGCCCGTCCCGCAGCCCGTCCCGCAGCCCGCGCCGCAGCCCGCGCCGCAGCCCGCGCCGCAGCCCGCGCCGCAGCCCGCGCCGCAGCCCGCGCCGCAGCCCGTGCCGCAGTACGATGGCCTTGAAACCCTGTTGCAGCAGATTTTGCAGGGCCAGCAGACCAGCGCACAGGCAATGCAGACTATGACGCAGACGTTGCAGGCGAACGCGCTGGGCCTTGGCATCCAGCAGCAGCCGGCGGCAGATGCCGCAACGGTGACGGCCCGAATCATCGACCCGACTTATGGAAAGGAAGTGAAGTAATATGCCTACCGGTATGGATTTTGCGGATATTGCCGCAATTCTGACAGAGATCAACAAATTGGCCACCGGGCAGACGCCGACGTCGCCCATCGTGGACACGTCCAGTTTCGTATCTGTGGCGCAGGCCACGCTGCAGACCGGTACCGACAACTACACCAAGGCGATCAGCCAGGTGCTGGGCCGCACCATCTTTGCTGTCCGTCCCTACGATGCGCCCCTGAAGCGCTTGCAGGTCACGGGCGACGACTGGTCGAACCATGTGCGGAAGATCAATTTCTGCGATACTGACCCCGTCACCGACAAGGCGTGGGCACTTACGGACGGCCAGAGCGTGGATATGTACGAAGTCCACAAGCCCAAAGTTCTTCAGACTAACTACTATGGCCAGACCAATTACAGCCGCGTGTACACGCAGGCTGATACCCAGATGGAAGCGGCCTTCAAAGGACCCGAGGAACTGGCGCAGTTCTGGTCCTCGTTCGTGCTGCATCTGTCGAACCAGATCGAGGCGGACCGCCGCAACCTTGCCAACAACCTGATGGCCAATCATCTGACCGGCATGACTGCGACCAGCCAGAAAAGCGTCATCTATCTGCTCGACGAGTACAACACCCAGCAGGGCACGAGCCTGACCGTGAAGGACGTGTATAAGGAAGCGAACTTCCCGGGGTTCGCAAAGTATGCCTACGGGCGTATCAACGATATTTCCCGCCTGATGAAAGAGCGGTCCATCAACTGGCATCAGAACTGGACGATTGGCAGCACGACGTACAACATCATGCGACACACTCCCTATGATCGTCAGCACCTCTATCTGTACAGTGGCACACAGAGCCAGATCGACGCCCGCGTGATTCCCGAGGTGTTCCACGATAACATGCTGAAATACCGCGATGCGGAACAGGTTACGTTCTGGCAGAACATCGACGAGCGCGAAACCATTTCTGCGACGCCTGTTGTGACCGCCACTAACGGCAAAGCCTACAAGTGTGACGCGGTGAAGCTCACCAATGTGTTCGGATGCCTGCTGGACTGGGATGCAATCGGATACACTCCGAAGCTGTCCCGCGTGGTCCCGACCCCCATGAACGCCCGGGGCCTGTATACGAATTTCTGGTATCACTACGGGTGGTCGTGGTACGACGACTTCACCGAGAACGCCGTTCTGTTCCTGATGACCGAAGGAGACGTCACTGCGTCGAGCACGGGCGGAGCCCCCACCCTGAAAACCACCACGCACAAGGACGCGGACCCCTCGAAGTCCTGACCGGCACCGGCGGGCATCTGCCCGCCGGTTATTTTATAGGAGGTGCAAAATGCAAGCTATTTTCTACCAGTTTGCAAAGCGCACAAACAGCACAAAGCGGCCCAGCGGTGGGCATGAGTTCGGAATTGACCTTAAAGCCCCTTGCAACATCATTGACCCCGAGATCAAGATTGCAACACAAAACGACCCCACCGGGTACAATTATTGCTACCTTCCCACATTCAGCCGGTATTACTGGGTTAAAAATTGGACGTACGCCGACGGGCTCTGGGTCGCATCGCTGACTGTTGACACGTTGGCAAGCTACCGCGACCAGATCGGCAATAGTACAGAGTACGTCACAAGATCGTCTGCTCAGTATAATGGTACAATTTCAGATGGTCTATACCCCGCGACGGCTAAAGTGCAAACGGTAACAACCGCTTTTCAAGGCGGATTCGCTGAAACAATTAGCGGCGGATTTTTTGTTATCGGGTTTATAGCTAAAGCAGCAAATTCCATTGGCGCCATTACCTATGTAGTAATGACTCCTGGAAATGCTAAAAAACTATCCGCTAAATTGCTAACCGATGTGTCATATCTTAGTATTGATAATGCAGAAATTAGCGATAGTTTAACAAAAGTACTTTTTAATCCGTATCAGTATATCGTAAGTTGTAATTACTTTCCATTTGATGTTGCCAAACTCACCGCGCATTTGCCGCTTGTGTCCAATGTGGATGTTGGGTGGTGGTCCATAGACATCCCTTGCTGGATTTTGGGAGCAGATAACAACAATTTAACAAAATCGGTAAGTGTGGGTATCCCAAAGCACCCACAAGCGGCAAGTCGTGGAGGTTATTGTAATGCACCCCCGTACACGGACTACACTATCTTCTTGCAGCCCTTCGGAGTAATTCCCCTTGACGCATCTAAATTGTGGGGCTCCAGCACATTGTCTATACAATATGTGACTGACCTTTTCACAGGTGACAGTATCTTACGTATATTTACCGATTCGAATCAGCTAGTACACGAGACAACCGCCAAACTTGGGGTACCTATTCAACTTTCCAATATTACATTTGATATACCGTCGGGCAGCGGAGGCTTGCTGCATACTGGTATTGCGGCAGCGTTCGGAGGTATCCAGGCAGCATTATCCGGGGGTTCTTTCTCAGACGTCGGAAACGGTATTTTAAATGCTGCACAGGCAACTAATGCAGATGTAGCGAGCAAGGGCGCAACGGGGTCCACAATAGCTTTTGATTCGGTGCCTTATATGGTTGCGCGCTTTAAAATTCTTACGGATGATAACAATACCGACCATGGGAGACCCTTGTGCAAACGTGTGCAAATATCCACTATCCCGGGGTACATCATGGTTGACGATCCGGACATTGCGCTAACAGCAACAGCAGAAGAAATTGACAGTGTCAAAAGTTACATGAAGAATGGTTTTTTCTATGAATAGGAGGCGTGAATAATGGCCGTATATAAACAATGTATTACTGACGTGTCGCCGATCAGAGTAACCGCCGGTTATCCTGCATACGCTGACGGTAGCCCCCACCGGGGCATTGACACGGTGCACGGAGACCATAAAGCATACGCGCCCGAGGCGGGCGTTGTGGTAGTGGCCCAGCATTGGAATGGCAGCACCTCTGGTGACCAGTCATGGGGCAATATGATTAAAGTGCGAATGGCCAACGGCACGACATGGCGAGCCGCACACTTTGCCTCACAGATTTGGAACGTGGGCGACACAATCTCTAAGGGGCAGTTTATCGGCACGCAGGGCAAAACCGGCAACGCAACGGGCATTCACACGCATTGGGAGTACGCCGATGCTGCCGGAAACCTGCGGGACCCTTCCGGCATTATCAGAATCCCGAATCAGGTCGGCACATGGGATGTCGAATGGGATTCCGGCGGAGGACCCGGCCCGGGACCTGGGCCGGGTCCGGGACCTGGGCCGGGTCCGTGGCCCGCTGGTAAATTGCCGGTGTGGTTACTGTTTAAAATGTCTAAAGGAGGCCGTCTGTTATGAGTGCACCCTACAGCTATGAGCAGATCAACGCTCATGTGTCGCCGGTGACTCCCTCCGTGATGCACACCAAGGGCAACAGCTTATCCTATTATTTCCGAAAATATCTGTTCCTTGAGGCCGTGTCTATGGTCCGGTGGACGCTCCCCGACACATGGCCCAGTAACCGCTTGCAGTATCTTGTTTTCGGTTCTGGAGGCGTTACGGTGTTTAATACAGACCGTTATGGCCTCGTATATGACCGAATGGGATTGACCGGCATAAACATTTTTTACAATCCCACACACTCCATCATCGCAAACCCTTTTATCAAAGGGTCCCACTATTTGCAAATCGGGAAGCAGTGCGAGATCATCAATTTGCAGCCCGATTACCGCGGTATGGTGGATATTGTGGCCTATTATGGGGATATGATGGCCCTTGCTGCCCAGACCATCCAGAGCAATTTAATCAACAGCCGGTTGGCGTATGTGTTCGCAGCTGGTAACAAGGCCGGTGCAGAATCTTTTAAAAAGATGTTTGACCAGATCATGCAGGGCGACCCCGCCGTGTTTGTGGATTCCTCGTTGCTCAAAGCGCCTAAAAATGGGGCATCCGGGCAAGCCCCTTGGATGTACTTTGCGACAGACCTTAAAGGAAACTTCATCACCAACGAACTGTTGACAGCCCTTAAAACCATTAAAGCCCTGTTTGATACTGAAGTAGGCATTCCCAACACCAACACCAGCAAAAAAGAGCGGATGCTGACCGACGAAGTCAACTCTAACAACGTTGAGACAGCCGCCAAAGCGTCGCTATGGTTGGACAGCTTGCAGCATGGGTGCGAGAGGGTGCATAAGCTCTTTGGAATTGACAAATCTACTTTATGGGTCGATTGGCGTTTTCCGCCCGATACTGGAGCGCAGGAGGTGAACAACGATGCACGCAACATTGAGCTTTAACGGCCTGTTGGCAAGATACCCGAAACTGTTCGATGACTTGAAAGTCCCCGACAGTGTATCTAAAGAAACTGTCTGCAATCAATTGCTGTTTGATACGCTGGAATTGGAAGTGCTGTACGCGGATGGCCCCACGATGCGCAGGGCGCTGGGCGTCTATTCTGAAACCATGCTTCCGAGCTGGATCCGATACGCCGAGGCACTGGGCCTTGAATACGATGCTTTGGCATCCGATGACAGAACCAGAACCACCGACCATGCAGGAACCAGCGGCGGCACAATCAACCGCACAAACGGCGTGAAGGGAACAACTACCCGAGCGCCTAACCTGACCACCACCGGCCAGAATACCGGCAGCGACAGCACCACCCGGGACGTCACGGGGTTTGACAGCGGGACATTGCAAACCGCTGAAAAGAGTACAACGGCCCTTGGTACCGGGAACACCATTACCAGCAGCGGCACGGACACGACCACCACCGATCAGACCACCACCGATAACAACACATCCGAATTGCACAACGGCTACAAAGACACCGTGACCGAGAAGGGTCGGACAGGGCGAGACCCGCAAGACCTTATTGCCAAAGAGTTAACCCTTGCAATGGAAAATGCAGTCCATAAAATCGTTACGGACATCCGGGCCAACTTTTGTTTGCTGGTATATTAAGGAGATGTAATTTATATGAGTATCAATCCTATCCACAGAGCGCCCTACACCAATTTCCATGATCTCAATCTTGATTGGATTATGGACGAGCTGAACGAATTCAACACCAAACTGACGAATTTCGTCAGCCTGGCCACAATCAAGTATGCAGACCCGATCCAATGGGACATCACCAGCCAGTACGAGGCAAACACCGTTGTAGTGGACAGCAACGGCAACGCCTATCTTTCTGTACAGCCGGTGCCGTCCGGTGTTTCTCTGGATCGTACCGAGTTCTGGACCAAAATTGGCAATTTCGATGAACTTTGGGCCGATGTGAAAAAGGCCATTACTCCCAACGATGAGGGACACAGCCCCACCGCAACAGCCGCAAGAGCTGTTAACGATCTTGTCTGGGTCAATGGGGCACTTGTACGTGTCACAAGAGCAATGATCGCCGGTGATGCTTACGTGCCCGGCTCCAACTGCGTTAGCAGCTCCACAAATGAAGTTCTGCACTACCTTGTGACTACGTTTAATGAGGGCTTGAGCGCAGAGAAAACGGCCCGGGAGAACGCAGACACACAGCTACAGCAGGCTATTGACGCGGAACAAACGGCCAGAGAAGACGCTATTACCGCAGAGCAGACGGCCAGAGAAGACGCTATTACCGCAGAGCAGACGGCCAGAGAAGACGCAGACACCCAGCTTTCAACGTCGATGAACCAGCTTTCAACGTCGATGGACCAGAAAACGCAGGTTTTGCAAAATAACATTGATGATTTGTCGGTGTTTATTACCCCGGAAATGTACGGAGCCAAGGGCGACGGGACCACCGATGATACCGCAGCAGTGAAAAAAGCATTCAATGCTGCTACCGCCAATAAGCCCATTATTTTGACCGGACAGTATTACTGTACTGGCACTATCACTGTCAAGAGGGATACTACCGTTATCGGGGCGGCAACCCGTCCCCGTGCCATACTGTTTCCGTATTTCATTTTCAATAATGGAGTAACCCCTGCTTTTTCGGTGGTGGGCACGCAAGACGAGAGTGCGGACTATGGCGGAACGCTGGAAAATGTGACGTTCAACGGTGTTACTATCGCCCTAAAAAATGTCGCTACATCTGCGTGCATCGCGTTTCAAGTTCAGTGGGCACGGTTTTTCACGCTGGATCATTGTAGCGTCTACGGATTTACAACGGCAGTCAATTTTGCCAACTGCAACGGTATCACCATCCGGCATTTTGAATACTCTACCAATGGTACCGTTAATGTGAAGGTATTCAACAAATTCAATGACGGTGGGAATACTGGGCTCAAGCTGCAACATGTCACCGTGAACAACTTCTCAGAGGATATTTCCAAAGCGGAGGTACTTTCCGACACTACCGCAAACGGCCAGGCCGGGGACAGATGGTTTGAAGACTGGTTATGTGTTGGAAAATGGAACACCGTCATTTACTACACGCATGGTACCGGGTTCAGCCGTCATGTTTTCATTAACCGGATCTTCGCAGACAATCTTCTTGACAACCTGGTATACCTGGTAGGATCTGGTAAAAACGAAGATGCACAAATTACGGATATCGGATGTATGGGTGCCTCCGGGACGTACCGGGCCCTGATGGTAACAGGATATTGCCGAATGACAATTTCCGGTATTGCAGGGGCATCGGACAACAGCACTTATGACTTTATATCTCTCACCAATGCCCAGGACGTGCTACTGACAAATGTCATGTTGGACGGTCCATCTACTTATTTTATTTCTGTTACAGGTGGTTCCCGGCTGGCCGTATGCAATACCCGCAATACCCAGACCGGCAATATCAATGTGACCGGGGATGCGTCCTATTGTCAGTGGTGTAATGTTTCGACTACCGGCACCAACAATCTGTTGGTTTCTAGTGGCAGCAACAACCAGGCAACCAACGTGTATCCGGCTAGTGCCAACTAATACTATATCCAGTATCCACTCCCCTACCC